TATGTAAAAGTATGGTTGAGAGCTTTAATAGAAAAGTATGCGTTATATAACATTAAGATAACATTTGTTATAGATGGGCATAACGCTGACTTGATAGAAAACTTGGAGTTTGAATTATCGCCTTTTAATAACTTGGCATTTGTTAAGTTTACTAAAAAAGATTTAGTAGATACAAGCGAAAAGGTAAACAACGCATTTACACAAGAGTTATTATTTTTAACTGATGAAGATTGGAAAGAAATTATATCTAACCATACAATTAGTCAGTATGTCTTGTTTAACGAATTACAAACAGTTTGTTGGCGAGAAGATGATCCTGATAAGTTTAACGATTTGATTCCAAATGATATGACTGACGCAATAAGATACCCAATAGCGTATCATACAACAACGCCATATCAAATGAGAGATTTTAATATGAAAGGTGGTAATTGATTATGGGAAGTTCAACATCTTTAGATAGCACAATGAATATCGCTAATGAGATGACTCAAAGAGTCGGTTTTAACCCACAAGCGACATATCACCCCATAATTAGAGATACATTTTATCAATTAGTTCCAGCTGATATAAAGTTTTACTATTTTAATGCAATTCGTAGAGCGTTATATTGGTATCAAGGTTTTGTTCCAGAAATACATAACCCTAGTGTTGGTATTATGGCGACAGGCATTGGGAATGCTATTGTTAAAGAAGTTACTAAACTAATTATAGGTGGTAGAGCGTTTTTCGCTAATAAGTTTAAAGAGAAAAATCATAGCAAAACTATAAACGAAACATTAAAAAACTTTAATATATGGAGTGATGAATATTTATTCCAAAATACCATTAAGCAATTAGTTGAGTATGAAGTTGCTGGTGGAACTGCTGCTTTAGTATCTTATGTAAACGAAAATAGAGATTTATTTCCAATAGTTTATAGAATCGACCAATTTTTCTATGAAGTTGGCTTTGGTAATAGAGTTAATAAGTGGACAGGTTTTATAGGTTTTTATACAGCCAAAGTAAGTAATGGCGAAAACCGTAAAGCTGATGATGTTAATTTCTATCTAGTTGAAGAAAGATATTATGACGATAAATTACAACCAATGAAAAGAATTGCTATGAAACGTTCGACATCAAATCTTTCAACAGGTCAAAACTTCGATATTACAATGACAAATAATATGAGTTGGGAACAGTTGCCTAAAAATATTCAAAAATTAGTCAAGAGAGATTTTCCCGATATTAAAATTGGCGTTGAACAACCTATCAAGTTTACAAAAGACTTGGGCGTTGATATTGTAAGATTTACAACCGTTAATAGAGTGCCTGAAATCAAAATGGGTGAAAGTGCTTTATTAAATGTTATTAAGTATATGATAGATTATGAATACGCTGAAAGTGCGTTAGATACTGATATGTATAATGGTAGAGGTAAAATCTTGCTACCAGAACAAATGAGAAACCCTACTGATTCAGTTTATCAAACTTATTATAGTGGCTATGATAGTTTAATGTTTACTCGTATGCCTATGCTTAATGTTGAAGACCAAAAGCCTATGTCGATTCAATTTGAGTTAAGGGCTGATGAATGGCAAAAGATTAGAAACCAAACTGCTGAAAAGATAGCGTCTAGTATTGGCGTTGGTGGTAGCGATATATTCTCTTATTTAAGGGACGCAACAGGTTCTAGCAAAACTGCGACACAAATTGCTGATGAAACTAGAAAAACATTGTCTTTTGTTGAAGAAAAACGTGATATTCTTATGAATGATTTAGATCCGTTCTTTACTCGTTGGTGTGAATATTATGAAATGACAGACAAAATTAAAATCAAGTTTAGTTCTCAAAATCTAGTAAACAAAATGATTACCATTGATGAAATGAGAGCAAAAAGAGAAATTGGCGTATCTACATTCGATTTATTCAAAGAAGTTTACCCAGATAAAGACGATGAGCAAGTTCAAGAAATGGTAGATAGAAAGTTTACTGAACAAGAACGTATTAAAGATATGGAAACAAACGCTAATATGAACGCATTTGATACTCGTATGAGAAAGATTAACAACGGTAGAAAAGAGGGTGAAGGCATTAAAACACAAGAAACAAGCCCTGAAACTGCTCAAACCGAAGAAATTGAACTTGTTGAGTGATAAAATATGCCTAATTTATATGATAAAGTCGCCTTGCGTGAAGAATATCATAATAGATTCTTAGATTTACAATACAAAAGGCGTAAGAATAAAAAAGATTTTATAATAATTGCTTTGTTAATGATTTATTTTATGGAGTATTTTACTAACCCTACCACCGAAATTATTGAAACTAAAGCACCATTTATTTTGAAAATAAAAAACATCGACAAACCAAAAGTAGTAGTCAATGCTGTCGAGAGTGCTTTACAAGGTGAAGGAAAGTTAGCAAAACACATAGAAATATTTATTAAAAAGAACGATGAAGAAATGTCTTTCCTTACTAATATTATACCACAAAAAGAGCCAAAAATAAAGCAAATTAGCGAAAATCGTAAAGAGAAATATTATCAAAATCTTAACGAGCAAACTGATTTAGTAGAAGAAAATAATGATATTTCGCTTACTATGAATAAGTTTATATTAAACAAAAAAATGAAACAATGGAATACTCAAAGAGATAAACGAGTTAGAAAAACTACATTTCACAATGTGATAGATAGACAAACCGTGTTTATTGATGATTACTTTGAAGTTGCTGGTGCTAGAGCATTATTTCCAGCGCACAACACATTACCACCTTACGAAAGATTAGGGTGTAGATGTTATTTAACCTATTATTAGGAACAAGGGCTTTATGCCTTATCATAAATGCACAAAAGCGGTTAGCCGATTACAAGGCGAAAAGTTCAAAGAATAAGTAGCTTTGAATCTAATCCGTTAGTCGTTAGTAGTAAAGGAGTGATTTTGATGTTCAAATTATTTAAGAAAAGAGGTAATACTATGCAAGATGAAGTTAAAGTTGAAGAAACTAAAACTGATGAAGCAGTAGAAACCAAAGAAGAAACAAAGGTAGAAGAAACTTTGGAAACAAAAACAGAAGAAACAAAAGTGGAAACTAAAGTTGAGCCAAAGGCAAACGATAGTGAAAGCCAAGAAAAAACTATTGTTGAAGAAAAAGTTGACTTTACTGAACAAATTAACGCTTTATCTATTAAGTTTGATGAAAAGATTGCCGAAATTGATAGCAAATATACCAAAGTGCTTGAAGAAAAAGACAAAACCATAGCCGACTTAACAAAAAAAGTCGAAGAATTAGAAAGAACAGCACCAAATATGGGTGTTTTATCAAAAGCAAAGGGCGAAAATACATTAGATGAAAGAGATATTCAGCGTAAAAAAGTCGTAGATAGTTATTACGGTAACTAAATTAAAATTATAAGGGAGTGAAAAATTATGGCTTTTGCAACATTTACAGGAGTTAACGATACCGCTTTACACGTGGCTGTCAGTGAATGGATCATCGAAAGATTAGTCCAAGACAATTTATACCGCGATAAGTTAGGTATTACTCAAATCACAACAAAAGATGTTGGAGCAGGTGGAGTTCGTGTTCCAAAGGTAAAACCATCTACAGGAACTTGGAGAAAATTAGGAGCAACAACCAATGGAAATTGGTTTAATAGTGGAACTATTGGGGCTATCGGTTTAGATGAAGAATTCGTTGAATTACTTTATGTCTATGATATGCCTGAAGATGTTCCTGTATCACAACAAAAACTTTCACTTGGCGGTTTGTCAAGCGTAGAAGTTAGAGCAAAAGAAATTGGCAAGAATATTGCTGTTGGTTTAAATGCTGGAACAATGGCACACCAATTAGCAGCAGTTATCAACGCAGTTATCACAGCTTCGTCTGAAACTGATAGAATTTATACTTACGTTGCTGGTGCAACAGATTCAACAAGTATCTTGTCAAAAATCTTAACAATGAACGCTAAACTTGATGATGGCGATGGAACTTATCATCACTATTTCCCAAGAGAAGGTAGAATTCTCTTGTTAAGGCCAGCGGCTATTGCTGAAACAAGAACTAAAGGTTCTGTTATTATCGGCGGTTCAAATTATGCACAAGAAATGTTAGCAACAGGAGCTATTGATCCTAGCGTTGATGTTTTACCAGAAGTTCATAATGGTTATGTAGGTATGCTTGATGGCGTTCCTGTATACAAAGCAACATCAAAATTATGGACTGAAGCTGAAAAATGGTTAGGCGCAAGTGCTGGTTATTTAGATAACATAGCAGGAATTATGTGTTCACATATCGCAACAGGTAGAGGACACGCATTCCCAGACCAAACAAAAGTTATTGATTCACCAAACGGACAAGGTTTGAGAATTCAACCATTATCTAACTTTGGTGTTAAAGTGTTCTTTGAAGGCGGTATTAAATTGTTAGCAAGTGCAGCGTTTACTGAAGGCGCAGTAGCATTGACAATTTTACCAGAGGGTTCACAGGAGTAGTAACTCCAACGTCCATTGAATTGGCAACGGCTGGTGACGCAGTAGTTGTTGATGTAGGAGCTACGCTTGTCTTTACTGCAACCGTTAGCCCTAGTCTAGACGCACAAGAATATGTAATTAAGTGGACTTCAAGCGATACTGACACAGCAACAGTAGCTACACAATATACCCAATCCTTAACCAATACTATAACAGGTGTTGCAGCAGGTGCGGTTAATATCGTAGCAGAAGTTGTAGATTTAGCATTCGTAAACGGTTCACCAACATATACTTCTCTAGATCCTGTGGTTAATGATACATTTGCACTTACAGTTGAAACACCATAAGACTTACATTTAGGGCGATAATTTCATAAAGGGTTTATCGCCCTTTCCATAAAGCGAGTAGTATTATTTAAGTGCAACTCTTGAACGCTTTACCAAAAAAAACAAAAAAAGGGGTTAAAAAATGAACGAGAGAGATAAGAAAACATTAGAAAAATTAGATAAGTATTTAACGGAAGATATACCAAACGTTGAAATTGATGATGATGTTTTGGAAATCACATTAAAAGCAAACGAGTTCTATTCAAAGGCAATTAAGAAATATTTAAGAACAGTTGCCGTAATCGAGTTTAATGTAGTCAAGTTTATTAAAGACCAAAGCGTAAACTTTAAAGATAGAAGCGATATGAATAACTTTATCGTNCAGGCAATAAAGGATCTAAAAGCAAAAAAACAACTTACTCACGTTGAANAAATTGAGTTGAGAACACTAATCAGTTTCAAAGAGCAAGTTTTAGATGGCAAAGGCAAAGAATACGATTTAACACAAGGTTTTGGTTTTGAATACGATGACAATGTAAAGGTTGATTTTGAACCTATTGAGTTTAATAAAGAAAAAATAGAAGCGTAAAGGGGTGGGAATATGCCTGAAAACACAACTGCTATGAGCTACGATTACAACAAACACTTATATATACTCAATTTTGAATATGTAAATAGCGAATTTGGACTTGATTTCGTTGAAAAAGAAGGTAGCACAGTTAAGGCNAAAGACCGTATGTATCAAATATCACGCACGATTTATAATTATATCTACGCACATACGCATTATATTAAGGCTATGGAAAAATGGTTAGCATTAGATGAAGATTTAAGACCGTTTATACAAATGGCTTTGGAAGAACAAGCGAGATATGAATACGAAATGAGTGCGGAGTTTTTGTCATATCAAAGTGGTATCAATGTAATAAATGGCATAATTATACCTATCGATCGTTTTCGTGGGCAAGTTAGAATCTCCCCTGAAGCTGAAAATATATTAAGAAATAATCGTTTGCTTTATCAAGGACAAAGATTTATGCTTGAAACTGAATACGATTATACGGAAGATGAATACTAATGGCGAACATCGGTGCTGGGGAAACCAGAGTTGCTTGGCTAATTAAGAGCGAAAATGTCAGTTTAGTCGATAGTATGATAAAAGACACCGATACTGAAACGGTAAAAGTTAGTGAATATGCTAAAAGATTTAAGTATAGAGTGCTTACATCAACCGAAATGACATATCAACCGCTATCAAGTTGGCTTAAAGGCAAGTATGATAAGACTATTTTTACAAGCGATACAACAATTCAACCTAACGAAAGAGATAAAATCTTGTTTGAAGATGGCAGATATTTAAGAATTACAAGAAAATTGCCACAAGAACAGTTAGGATTCTACGTTTTTAGCAAAAAGTTCCCTGTGATTTTGGAGTTAGAATAAAATGAACGCTGCGATTAACAACGATAGCATAGTTTCTGTTGGGTTGGCTATGGCGATAGCACCATATGACACAGGTAATTTACGCTTTAACGCTATTAAAAGGGTGGTTAGAACTAACGGTTTTACTATACAATACTCACTTGCTGACGCTTTTTATATATATTTTCTTGAAGAAGGCACATCAAAATCGCTTATTCATCAAGGTTTTATAGCAAATCGCACAGTTCCAGCGATAGCAAATTATCTTTTTCAAAAATACGAAGCACGTAATCAAACACAAATTA